CGAGGTAAAATTATAAAAATTGGTATGCGTTGGTCTCGTGGTGGTGCTTATGAGCTTGCAAAACAGCTTCACTGGCAAGAAGGTTACGACGAGCAGGTTTATGATCCATCTCATTATAATAACCATCAACTACCTAAACGTTTTTGGGGATCTATGGATGTCTCTGGTTTCGACACTATTGTTAAAGAAGCTTTTCTAAGGCTGTATTCTAATACGGCTCGTCTTTACTTTAACTTTAATGACATGGACTGGATGACCAAATTGGTCTTTGATTGGGCTAGTAAACGTGTCGGAGAAGAACTGGCTGCTCGTATAACTCATGTCTTTCACAGACTGTGGGTGATATTTCGCGGTAAAATGCCTAGCGGTTTCAAGGAAACTTCGCACGGTGATTCTTGGATATCAGCTTTTATGTACTGCTTGTTCTTAGCTTACAACATAGTTATCAATCCTACTTATGCTCTTACCATAACTCAACATATTGATATGGAGTCCCTGTTTGCGATAGTTTACGGAGATGATTTTATTAATACTGGACCGTACGAGCTTGAGCACATATGTGGTATTAAGCCGTATGTTCTTTTTCTTAAGAAGTTTTTGGATGTAGACTGTAGAGAGGTCGAATCTTACAACGATCTTATTAGTAAGCCTTCTTTTGATGGCGAGCTAGACCGTCCCGGTCCTGTCTTTCTCAAGAGGTATTTTGTTAAAGCAGTAGATTGTGGTGTAGAAGATTGCTCTATTGTCTCGCCAATTCTGCCATTTAGACCTTTTTCTCAAACTATGCTCAAATTAGCATGGGGTACGAGCAGAGTAACTTCCGAGGAGTATCTTTTAGCTTGTATTGGACTCGCCTGTGATACTTTTGGTTCTAACAAGAGATCCTATGATTTCTGCAAGCGTGTTTTCCATATTCTCATAGCCCATAATAAGCTCGATTTTAAGGAAATAATAAAGAAAGTAGAGAGTATGAGCGAACTGCCTCCATCTCTTACACGTCTCATGATCAAGGCTGAATTCGACTTGGATTCTGTTAAGCGTGGATTTCCTACGTTTGAAGAGCTTTGGAATAGAAATGTTTACGACGCTAGTTACGTTGATTTTAAGAAATACGAGTATGTCCTTTTCGGCAAGGGATTATAAAAGAAA